CCGGTCCACGCACACGGGAATAGGGGCGAACGGCTCGATCTGCCTGCCGCACACGTGCTGCCACCACTCCCACGTCGAAAACGCCTTCGGCAGCCGGGGTTTCTCCCCGCCGCTGCAATCGGACACCCACAGCTTGCGGCCCTCGGCCTCCCAGGTCGGCGTCCCGCGCGGGTCCAGCCACCACGCCCCGGTGTACACGTCGCACAGCCGCCCGCGCCTCGCCCGCCAGTCCGCGAACCGTATGTCCGCGTGCTGCAAAAAGTCATGGCACTTTTCAAGCGTCAGGTCGCGGGCCTCAAAGTCCCCGAAGATGGCGACAGGGTCCCTGTCGCCCACCGCCCTGCGGAACGTCGCCGCCTGCCCGCCCACGTCAGGCAGCAGGTAGTGCCACGCCGTCTGCTTCAGCCCGGCCCGCCCGGCCATGTCCCACCACCGGGCGAATCCGGGATCGACGTTCGCCCCCTCGGACGCCTTGACGTGCGCCACCAGGTATCCGGCCCTTTTGGCCGCCTTCAGGTCGTCCAACACAAGCCCGTCCTGCCATCCGCTCAGGAAGAAGCTCTTGACGGCTTGTGGTGCGGGCGCGGGTTGCTTGTCCCGGACGTATGCCGCCAGCACGTCGGCGCATGGCTCGTCAACCTCGTAGGTTTTCCATTTCTGCT